CGGACCCCTTCTCAACACTTACACCGTTTCTCAATTCATGGACTATCGGCTTTGACCGCCACTTTCAGTTACTAGAGGAGTTGCGCAATGCATCAAAGTCAACCTACCCGCCATACAACATCCTTCAAGTCGATGACGGAGAGACCTACCTCATCGAGATTGCAGCGGCTGGCTTCGCCAAAGAGGATATCGAGGTCACTTTCAGGGACAACCAACTCGTTGTCAAAGGTTCCAAAGGCGATGACAACGCCGACTATCTCCACAAAGGGATAGCATCACGGGACTTTGAGCAATCCTTTGCTCTTGCCGATGATGTAAAGGTTGTTGACGCATCGATGAAGGATGGCGTACTTACAGTACGACTCGAAAGAGAAATTCCTGAACATAAGAAACCACGGACTATAAATATCAAGTAACCTACGTCACACAATTTAATACGAGGCTCCTGGGTATGAGCACGCAAAAACTGCCCATTTAAATCTGCTAGGCTCTCTGGCTATGATTGTTAACCTAAGCAAAGAAGAAGTTCGTGCATGTGCAGATATTGCACTTAATCGTTGGATGATGAAGTGGGGAAGTATTGACCGCCCCAATTATGCTGGAGATAACAAAGCAAAGTTAGAACCAGAGATTGCAGCAAATGTTCGCACTATTGTTGCTGAATATGCTGTAGCAAAACTTTACAAGATGCCACTTAATTTTCCGTTTTATCCAAATGAGGAACATCCATTTAGAAAAGACATTCCTGATGTTGGCTCTATCATTGAAGTCAAGAGCATTCGAACACGAGATGACATTCCAGTCTTTCCTAAAGATATAAAGCCTGGTCGTCTTCTCGTGGGCGCCCGCGTACTCGACCGTGACTACTACTCAGAGGTTGAGGTATATGGCTGGTTACGAATGGAAGATACACAGCGAGATGAATGGAAATATGCACCAGAGGGTTCATGGCGTATTCCGTTAGACCAGTTCAACGATTCGATACCAGAGGTGGTGCATGTCTAAGACACAAGAGAAGAGAAGGAAAAGAAAAATAGAACACGCAGAATTTTTATGGAATCAGGCACAACTTAGTGCCGCCCTTGCAAAGACGGAGTTAGACCTAGCCGTAGAGTCTTTTAAGGATGCTGTGGGTGAATTGACCGAAGAGCAGGTAAAGGCGACTGAGGAGAAGGCTCAAGAGCAGTACAAGCGTATTGAAGACTTCCTCATGACCGAAAAAGAGAAGTACTTAGAAAGGCTAGGAATCCAGCAGGACTGATAAAATCATCCTGTGTTAAAACTAGTCTCTCTTCTGTTGGCTTCTATGGCCCTACTAACGGGCTGTGGATATGATGGTCACTATCGTTACCCATGCCAAGACCCAGCAAACTGGGAGAACGAAGAGTGCAAACCTCCTCTTTGCACTGTTGCTGGAGCATGTCCAGAAGACTTAGTTGGACCAGACGCACTAAACGGAACAGGAACCTCTAATGAGTAAAGCAAGGTACACATCTGCAGAACTAGATGCACGATTAAAGTTTGCACTAGGAATCATGCTAGGAACTATTTTGTTAGCAACAACCTTGGGCATTCTTTATGCTCTTATATTCGTAACCCAACCAGTGAACGCACAGTCTGAAAATGACAAGATGTTCTTCAATGTGTTGGGAAGCGTAGCGACATTCATTACTGGAACTCTTGCTGGTCTTCTAATTGGTAAGAGTGGCGCTCAAGAAATGAAAGAAGCAATGGAGAACACTTCTTCATCTGTTTCAGAAACAGCACCTGTAGTAGAAGAGCCTATTGCATCTTCTCCTGAAGAAGTAGTAAGTGAGTTGAACTCTGGCAAAGACAACAGCCAAATGCCTGATGAGCAGGACATTGACGAAGATTGGGATAAAGACTAATGGCAGAGATGGGAACAGCGGCAAAACTCATTGAGATTGCCAAAGAAGAGATTGGCTATATCGAAGGTCCAAAAGACAATGAGACCAAGTATGGTGCCTTTACAAAGGCTAATTTCCAACCATGGTGTGGTTCATTTGTCATGTGGTGTGCAGACAAGGCTGGAGTAAAAGTACCTAACACTGTCTATACACCAGGTGGCGCTGCTGCATTTAAGAAGTCTGGTCGTTGGTATGACGCACAGATTTGTGACCCAGAACCTGGAGATATTGCTTACTTTGATTTTCCTGGTGATGGTGTAGAACGCATTAGTCACGTGGGAATCGTTATCAAAGATAACGAAGACGGAACTGTTTGGTGCATTGAAGGTAACACTTCTGGCGACCCAAAGAAATCACAGCGCAATGGTGGCGAAGTTGTAAAGAAACTTCGTGCATACAAGAAAAATAAACAAAATGTACAAATTTCTATTGTTGGATTTGGTCGACCAAAGTTCAAGGGAGCGGCAGCAAGTGCAGATAAGCCTGCAGAGGCTAAAGTCTGTAGTGAATGCAAGCGACCACTGTAATGACAGATACGTCTCTCGTAGAGCAGCCTCTTACTGCTCTTGATAGATGTGACCGATGCAGTGCTCCCGCACGCGTGCGTGCGAACTTAGTTACAGGTGATTTATTGTTTTGCGGTCATCACGCACGTGAGGCAGGTCATGCACTAACATTGAAGTCCGTAAGCATCTATGACCCAGAAGGATTCATCAGTGGAAAATAAATACATCCTTGGTCAAGGAATGATGGGCGGTATCAAGGGAAGTTATGGACGCTATAGCGTGGGACCTCGTGTGAATAACTTAGCAGCACAGTTTAATGACTACATAGATACTGTTGAAGACAGTAAGCGTCGTCGTTTCAAGAGAAAAAGAGAATCAGGTTATACGGGCGCAGGATTTTGGTTTGGTCTCTATCCCAATATGGTTGCAGGTATGGGTTCTGGTACAGGTGTTATGAATCCTGAACAAGTTCCTGCTGATGCTGGTTCTGGACAAACTGCAGCAGTTACTGACTCTGTTGGTGGAACAGCCTTCAATGGTGCAGCAGGAGTTAGTTAATGGACGAGGTATTTGGTTCTCCTAAAATGCAAAGACAAACACTACGTGTTAACCAACGTCGTGGAATTAAACAACATTTTGGTTACAACACAAACTTAGGTTACAAATCAAAAGCAGAACCTAGTGTTGTGTCATGGAGTAACCGTGGCAAAGGTGTACAAGGTGAATCAGTTAATTCACAGAATCCTGCATCTAAATTAATAGTGCGAAGAAACTGGAAACCAGTATAATTTAGTATCTGAGGGGTACAAGTAAACAGATTCCGAGGGGTTTCTTGAGATTACTGCGTTCATCCGCAGCACAATCTGGTTTCTTAAATCGTATTTCTTTTTTACTAGGTGCAGGTTTTATTTACCTTCTTTTAATAGTCGTTCCTTCTGCGAATGCAGAAGAGCCTGCTCCAACTTCGTCACCCTCTCCTTCACCGACTGAAGCATCACCTTCACCAACACCCAGTCCAGAGCCAACCCCAACCCCAACCCAAACAGAAACCACAACACCTGCTCCATCGCCTACTCCTTCCACATCAACTTCGACTGAACCCGCTCCAAGTCCGACTCCAACGCCAGAATCTTCGCCTGCTTCCACTGCAACTCCGACTCCAACTTCTGAACCTTCTCCTTCTCCAACCGCAGATACGACTCCAACCGCAACACCCGCTCCATCTTCTGAGCCGAGTCCGTCTGCAACACCAACTGCAGAACCTTCACCTTCCGCTTCAACGGCTCCGACGCCCATATCCAGCCCAGAACAATCCCCGTCACCAAGCAATACAGAACAAACAGCCACTCCCACACCGACACCGATTGAGCCACCACCAACCATCACCTCCGTACAAGACAAAATTGAAACAGCAACTGTAACGTTAAACACAGCAATTGCAGCCTCAAGTCCTGAACAACAGAGTGCTGCTTCTACTCAAGTTGTTGAGGCTCAAACGGCTATCACTGTGGCAGAAAGTGCTACTGCTACTGCAGTCACTGCACAGAACACTGTAAATGAGTTGTTGGCTGCTCCTGAGAACACAAAAGTATACACAACAGACGGATACGTAGCCCCTGTTGCTCCACAAACGCCCACCGTCACAACGACGACTCTTCCAGTCATGTATGATGCGGCTACTAAAATTCAAACGCCTTTTGATATAAAGATGGGCGACGTTGTATACAACGGTCAAGGACCAAACAGTCAGATTTTTGTTACTTCTAAAGCCACAATTACTTTTGGCACTGGAGACTACAACTGGTGGGATTTTCCCAACGCTCCAAATATCTCTGTCTTTGCTAGCGACTACCAAAATGCAGGACCAGGAGCATCTACAGTTGTTACTACTACAGAAACAACTTTAGAAGTTGACTGGACACTACATAAGTTTGCAGACCCTAATGGGCCTTTGACTAACATCAACTGGAAGATGACTGTAAATCCAGATACTGGTGAATGGACTGGTATTGGAACCATTTCTGGAAACACAACCAATCTTTGGAATGGGCCTCGCACAGGCGTGCGTGAGACTGCAGGTCAGCCAGTTCAAGCAATGACAAATGTAACTAATGAGACTATTGCTGCGGCCCAAGAAACAGCGGCAACAACACTTGCTACTGCAAATGCTTTAGCAAATACTGCGGTAGAAAAGGTAGAGACTGCTGTTACAGTTCTTCAGACTCCTGTTGCCCCAGTCGTTCCTCCCAATCCAACTCCCACTCCCGAACCACAGCCCACACCAACCCCGACACCAGAGCCAACGCCAACGCCAACCCCAGAACCAACCCCAACACCAACTCCGACACCTGAACCTACTCCTCAGCCTCAACCTCAGCCGACTCCAACACCTGAGCCAACTCCCACACCCACACCGCAACCAGAGCCACAACCGCAGCCACAGCCGCAACCACAACCAGAACCTTCTTCACCATCTACTCCTTCTGAGCCCACGGCTCCAGAACCTCAACCTGAGACTCCATCTCAACCAACGACACCTTCCGAGCCTGCTCCTGAAGAACCTGAAGTTGCTCCAGAGAATCCTGAAGAACCCTCTGAAGAGGAAACACCAAATCAGGAAGAGGAACCATCGGATGCTCCAGAAGATGACACTCCCTCAGACACTCCAGACGATTCAGAGAATCCTCAAGACACTCCTGAAGACGATAATAATCAACCCACAGACTCAACGGAAGAACCTACAGACTCAGAGCCAGAACCAACCCCGACAGAAGAAGAGACACAGCCCACATCGCCTGAAGAAAGCGACGAAACTGACGAGTCTTCTCCCGAACCCCAACCTGAAGAATCAGAAGAGCCAGAAACAGACAACCAAGAGCAAGATAATCAGTCGGAAGAAACACAGAATACTCCTATCGTTGAACCAAGTGCCCCAGAGCCTACACCAGAAACAGTCATCTCCAACGCACTTGCTGACGGCAAATTAACAGCCGAAGAAAAGGCTGCTGTAGTCACAGCAATTGTTGCTGAATTAGCGCCAGGTGAGGCTGTCTCTGTTGAAACCCTAAAAGAGGCTGGCATTACATACGCAGACCTTCCTCCAGCAACTCCTGTAGATGTTAGAACCGATGAAGATGGCAATGCAGTTATCATTACTGCAGAAGTTGCTGCTGCTCTAACACTTATCGAGAATCCATCGGAATTAGTTGGCGCCATATTTGAAGACCCAGGTCAAGTTCTTCTTGCATTGGGAAGTATTGGTGCAGACATGTCAGAAGAAGAACGTGAAGAAGCAACAAAGATGGTTGTAGCAACTGTAGTCGCTGCAGGTGCTGCTATGAATGCTGCTGCAACGGCTGCTGCCGCTGCTGCATCTACAACAACGGGAGGGTCAAGTAGAGGTGGTGGCAATTCAGGTGGCGGAGCGCCAACTGGAGATATGAAAGCCGTTAGGAGACGACGTAAATGATTAAGTTCCTCAAAGATATGGCAGACCAACTCTGGACATTACTAGGTATGTTTATTGCCTGGATTGTGCTCGATGGAAGCGCAAAAGATGTTGTTGGTTGGGCAACCATCGGAACTCTTGTTGCATGGATTGCAACGTATCCCTTGCGCAACCGCGAAGATTAAGAGATTATTTTCCTTGAGAAGGGCATCTCATTTAGGAGATATATGGATAAGAAAGCACTAGAAGCAGCAGCAGGTACATACCTCCGTGCCGCTGCAGCAGCAGTTGCCGCTCTATACATGAGCGGTGTCACAGACCCAAAAACTTTGCTTAATGCATTTATCGCAGGTCTTCTCGGACCATTGGCAAAGGCATTAAATCCAAAAGACCCGTCATACGGGTTCGGCGCTAAGAAGAAGTAACTAAGGAGAGAGATGACGCTTGAGGCAATTGCTGGTGCAGTTATTCTTGTCGCATCAGTGGCAACGGCCTTGGGCGTCATCTTTCGCCCAGGCTACAAAAGAGTAAAAGAACTAAGTCAATGGTTTGACGATTTCAAAAGAGATTGGACTGGAGAAGAAGAGGCTCCAGGCAGAGACCGCGTTCCTGGAGTTATGGAGCGCCTCAATAAGTTGGATGGCGAACTTAGCCAGAACAGCGGTAAGTCAACCAAAGATGTTGTCAACAAAATGCTATACAAGCAGGAGAAAATGGAAGAGAAGGTCGATGTAATGCTAGAGGCCTTCGTAGAAATGGGCGAGCGTCTAATCAAGATTGAAGACCACGTAGCCAAAAGCAATTCTGAAGATACCAAACAAACAGTCTAAGTTTACGGGAAGATAGGTCCATGGTAGACATTCCTTCACGTGACTGGAATCCCTTTCTTTGGGCTGGCAATAAGTTAAGAACCCCTGCCAAACCAACAAAGAAAGATGGAGAAGGTCAGGGCTTGCGCTCTCAACAGAGCGCTGAAACCCAGTCCGCTGCAAGTAGGGCTGGTGGAGTTTTGGATGTTCATTTTCAGGGCACTCTTAATGCTCCTTCACAAAAGGGTGCAGGACACAAAGCATGGCTTGGACCAATTGTTCCTCCAAAGCCTAAAAGTCTTGAAGGAGTTCCATCTGTTCGTAGAGGAAAGACTGGACTTGAGGCAAATCCTGAGTATCAACAAGTAAAAAAGAAGATTCAGCATTTTGAAGAAGCCGTTAGTGCTGCCAAAGGCAATCCACATCGTGTTGAATTCACAGGTGGAATGTAATGCCAGCATTTTTAAATAAGGACGACATGTCATACGAACACTTTAATATCGGCTCTGACTCTCA